AGCGGATACTAGCGATCCTGTAGCGGATACTAGCGATCCTGTAGCGGATACTAGCGAACCTGTAGCGGATACTAGCGATCCTGTAGCGGATACTAGCGAACCTGTAGCGGATACTAGCGATCCTGTAGCTGACACTAGCGAACCTGTAGCGGATACTAGCGATCCTGTAGCGGAACCCGAATGTTATGACAGTCTAGAAAAAAAGAATAAATAAATAATTATAAATTTATATATATTAGGTAATATACTTCAAGGTTAGCCTCTTCTTCCATATTTCTTTTATTTCTTCATTGTAGTTGATTTTTCCATAGCAACTACTTTTCAATCTTTTTAATATATCATTATGGATATTGGTATTTATATAGTTTTCAAATTCATTTATATAGTATAGTTTTTCAATCGTAATTATCGGGTCACTGGTGTATATCGTGTAATAGATAGATGTGGTATATAAATAACAGAGTATAGTATCCAAACTACCGACCGTATAACCTTTCTGCGTATTAATAGAGAAACATTCATTTTTGACATTTATAATATTTATTAAATTAAATATCGTATTATTCTCATTATTTATAAGTTTAATATCATAATAGGTGTATAATATATTGTCCTTATCTATAAAATTCACACTGTCTATACGATGGTTTGATAAATCACAATCCTTAATTATCTTTATAATATCATTCTTTGTTTTCTCATAGTCCATGGATAATATTGTAATATATTTGGACAATTCATTTATTCTTCCACAACAATTTACAGTTAACCCTTTATATATTTTTAAAGCGAAGCTGTCTATGATCGGGTTCTTCATTTTTTTTATGTAATTTAAAATGTTATTCACTAACCCTGAATATTCTGCTTGTATTCTAACGCACTCATATTTAATATCAACTACAGGTGATGGATATATTTTGTTTATGAGGTTTAGCCTTTCGTATATTTTTTCCCATCTATATCCTGATTGCTCTGGACGCGACAACTCGTAGTATAAATTTTTCTTGATTATTGGCAACGGTATTATATTATATTTATCCTTATAATATTTTAAACTTTTCCGTTCTTTTTTACTATACTTTAAAAGATTGTCATAGATGTTGGATTTAACAATGCTGATGTCGAAGATTTGCTTACCATATACAAATACACGATAAGTCCCTGTGTGTTTCGCTTTTTTTATTTTAATATAGGAATATCCTTTACTCTTGATGATTTTTGAAAGTTCGATCGAATCATTTAGCGGATTTTTGGATAAACAATCAAAGTCGCTGATTGTATAATCCTTGTAAAATCGTAGTTTTTGTGGTAAAATAACGTTGATCACGAAACCTCCGTATAATATTAGTTTCTTTTTAATGATGAACTTTGATATTAATTTTATAACATCATTATATTCGTGATAGACGTTCTTTAACTTCTTGACTTCTATCTCTCTAATAATCTTGTCTATTTTATGTTCCGTATCTGTACTACTCATATTCTTACGTTCTTAATAATATAAGTTAAAAAAATAATATGCGAAAGGATGATTTACTTCCTTGCCTTCTTTGCCTTTTTATATTGTAAGTTTGCGTTTAAAGTCTTGCGGTCTATATAAACCTTCTTGCCGTGCTTGTTAATTATAAATTTACCATCCTTTGGTCCTGTATATACCTTAACATTTCCAGCTTGTTGCTGTTGCTGATACTGTCCTCCTTGCTGTTGTTTCTGTTGTTGCTGGGATTGCTGTTGATCAAAAAAGTGCTGTAATTGCTGTAGATGTTCTAGTTGTTTGCTGTTCTGTTGCTGGGATTGTCCTCCTTGCTGTAATTGTTTAACTAACTTCGATGTTATTTCTTCTAACGATGAAACAACCATATTAAATATCCTAATATATACGAAGATATTTTTTTAGAAAAATTGACAAAGAAACATTTTAATACTTTTATGCTTCTTACGAATTTCAGTTTGGATATACTACTCTATATATCCACAAACCTGAACATCCATACTCTAAGCAACCTTCTATTACACTGCAAAGAAGTGTATAATAATCGATATGCCTTCTTGAAAAACAACCCCTATCTACATAAATATTCGCTATTTGATAATACGACATCGGTTTATCATGTCGTATTCTATAGCAATACACTTCCCGATATAAAGCGTCGTTGCGATCACAAGGAATTATACGCGATTACAAACATAGTATCGTATTACGTTGTAAATAATGTGATTACGCGGGATGTGGCTGAAGTATATTTACTCACGATTTATGCGAGAGCGATACTTGATACCCCGTATCTCAATTTTACAAAAAATACGCGGTTAAAGTTATGTTGTAAAATATTCAAATTTATTTTCCAATATGATTGGGAATACTTGAATATTAACTTGTATGATATATTCTCTATCATACATTGTATCGTATATAAAAGGTATAATGATCTCTATGGTATCCTGTATCATCTTCAAACACATAAATCATTAATGCCTTTGAAAACGCTACATATTCTTTTACAATACAAAGGAGACGTAGATACCGAAGGAGATATACTATGCTTCTCAATCATATACATTCTATATTATTATGTAGAGCATATACATAGCTATATAAAGGAAACGGAATTTGTAAATTTAATTCCGGCGATTCTAGAAAAATGCGGAGAAATTAAAGGTGGTTTACACGACAATAAGAATTTGCCTAATAATTTAAAAATAATGTTCTTGAAAAAATTAGATACCGTGTATGATACATTTTATACCACGTCTTCATATTCGTAATACTCAAATTTTGGCATTATACTCCCGACCTGTGTATTCTCAGCTGCTTCTTTTAAATCCGTCCCTCTGAATAATGTAGAAGAATTCAAAAATACAGGTTGGACAATTTGCTTCGTTCCATACGAACATACATTCGGGCGATGTGCGGTTTCGCCCCGATAATGATATTTATAATCAATCGGGTTATATATTCTTTGTGGAAATTCAGTGTCTTCATATTGTGTATTGTCATACCCGTTGTCTTCATATTGTACGTCGTCATACTGACTATTGTAATTGTCCTTGTAATCCTTATAACTTTTATCAAATGTGGTTCCTGCGTTGGTTCCTGCGTTGGTTCCTGCGTTGGTTCCTGCGTTGGTTCCTGCGTTGGTTCCTGCGTTGGTTCCTGCGTTGGTTCCTGTGCCAGCCCCTAGTGTCGCTATTGTATTCACATTGCCTATTACAGCTGCGTTATTCACTATGGTAGAAAGTGCGTCGTTATTATTATTATTTATACTATTTAATAAATTCTGGATGTTCTGATTGTTCTCGTTGTTATGGTCATTTAATATAGTATTTGGTGGTTGCTGTTGCTGTTGCTGTTGCTGCTGCTGCTGTTGTTGTTGTTGTTGTTGCTGTTGCTGTTGCTGCTGCTGTTGACTAGGACGTTGTCTCTGTCTTTGCCTCGTAAATGGCATACTTGTTTTTGCGTCTTTCTCATTCATCATGATATTAATATTAAAGACATTGTCGCTATTTCGTACAATATCTGTGATATGCTTGTCAGTTCCCATAATAACATTTGAAGTGTTTAATTCACTTTGGTTGTTGTTATAAAGGGCGATTGGTATTTGTAGCGCCTTTCGCTTCAATATGTCTTGGCGTTTTAGTTCATTTGCGATTAAGCGAAGCTCGGATAATAAAAAGGTTTGATTGAATATCTCTAATACTTTTTTGTCGGATACTATATATTCAGCACGCAATCTAGTTTCAAACGCGGTGTATTTATCGTGCATCAACAACGCTTTAAATAAATAATCATTAAATAGCAAGTGGATATAGCATTTGATTAAAATATCCAAAAGTTTTTTATTTACTAATTCTGTATTATGCTGATCCTTGTATAACTTTTTTAATTTATCTCCCAAATGCCCTTTGGATATCGTTGTGATTAATTCAGGGTTTATGTCGTTACTTTGCATATTCGTAATAATTTTATATTCTGTTGAATTATATATTCTTAATTTTAGCAATTCCTCGTCCAGATCATTTTCGTAAAAGTCCTGTAAGTTCTTGCTTAGTTCTATGTCGGTAGGTTGCCTATCTAACGTGTTCTTATAGACGTTTATAATTGTATATTCATTCATATTATTTCTTGAGATTGCTACGGGATCGTCCGTGTAATTCTTAATCGTATAGGGCAAATATTGATCCCCTACTGGATCAGTAATAGTCGAGTATTTATCATATATATCATTATTATAATTATCGGTTTGCAAGTTTAAACTTTCTTCTTGTCTCGTAATCGTTAAAGGACTGTTCTTTTCAAAGTAGTCTGTCCTTCTAGCTTCTAAAAGTTTTTCGTAGGTCGTCTTGACATCTACATTATCATCGTTCTCGAAGTTTTCATAGGTCGCATTTGATATGATAGATATCACGTCTCTAAAATCGTCAATGCCATTGTTGAAATAAATTCCCTTAATATAATCTCCATAATAGATTACAAGAAATATCACAATGGTTGTAAGAATAGATATAATTAATATATAATTTTTCATAACCCTCTCTTATAAGATATAAATAAAAATATGTAGGTAATAAATATTATATATTTTTATATAAGATTTTATTACATAATAATATATAATATTTATCATACCCAAATGGAGCACAAGTATAGAAACGCAATGCCCGCTTCTAAAAAGAGGAAACTAACGTGCGAAGATGAAGAAGCGGAAGATGCAGAAGTTCAAGAGAAAAACATTTACATCATCAACAACCATCTCTATTTTTGTTCGGATATTACGCCGAGATCCGCCTTCACGCTATGTAAATATTTGAGAAGTCTAGAAATTAAATTGAAGGTTGATCAACTCACGGCGTCGTGCGGAGGAAAACCCGAAATATATCTACACATAACTACGAATGGGGGTTGTATCTGTTCAGCGTTCTCTATCATAGACTGTTTTAAAAGTCTTACAATTCCTGTGAATACGGTAATTGACGCCAATGTATCCTCCGCTGGAACAATTATAAGTATTCACGGTGCGAAGCGATACATCTGCGAAAACTCGTATGTCCTCATTCACGAATTACGTTCGGGTTGCTGGGGTAAATTGGCATATATTGATGATACCTATAAAAATTGCCTAAAAATACAAGAGCATATCAACAAAATTTATTTGGATAAAACGAGTATAACAAAGAAACAGTTGAAGGAACTTCTCGTAAAAGATTTGGAATTAAATGCGGACGAGTGTATTCGTATGGGAATAGCCGATGAGATTTACACTGTGAAATAAATAATGGATATAGAGATCCTATATGTCCAGTTTTTATTCTTTTTATATATTAGATTATTAAACCTAATGAGCAAAGTATTTTTCAATGATATCTATATTCATATGATAATGATTACTATCCTATTATCCTATGCGATTATCAGTTCGCTCTATATATTGCTGAATGACGATTACAATATCATACTGCGTATCCTTGTAATTTTCGTGATCGCGGTTGCCGTTTTTCTTGCGATGAAAAAGGAGACGTTCTTGCCATTCTTGGGATTGACTGTTTTACCGAGCCCTTTAATCGCAAATGAAAAAATACCGACAGGGGCAAACCTTTCCTATACAATTGATATGAAGGATTACCCCAACGACACGCTGGTTGTGTATTGGGCAGCAAATAAAACGGATACGGTAATAGAGGATCCTTATGAAGCATATAAAAATTATAATAATGTAGGTGTATCAAAGGTTAAGGATGGTAAAGCTGAAGTTCGCATATTCTGCCCTGATCGCTATAAGGTGAAAAAGGTATTCAACCAATTATTAGAGCGTCATTTCCATTATCGTATTGTATTTAAGGATACGGGTTTCTTAAGTCCCGTGATGACTGTGAAGGTGGATTGTTAAATGGGTTTAAACAGTATCTGAAAAGATATCGTATAAAATACAAACAACATATAATACAAACAACATATAATAACTCTACATATTATGATACTCTACATTACCCTAGAATGGTACTGTCATCGTCTTGCGACGCAACGCATTTAGACTCGCCCCTTCCAAATTTCGCGAGCAGTTAATATTGCTTATTGCTGACTCGTCTGATACCCTAAGGCGAATCGGTAACACATATCTCTCCGTTCCCGATACATACTCAAACGTAGATTTAACAGACGCAGATTCTACTTCATTTCCGTATCCAAATCTTGCTGCTGAACTGCCACAACGCGTCACTCCACGAGTAGGTTCGGGTTTAAGTTTGCGATATACCATAAACGTCAAATAAATCAGTCCTGTATTCTGTGATGATTCTTCCATACCGAGTTTCAATTCTTCTTCTGTAGGTTTGTATCCTTCACCTAGCGCTTTCTTTACCATCCACTGATACTTGGCATCTGGGTTTTGATCAAAGTTGTAGGATGTGCAATTATTTGCCGGGATTGTCCACAATGTTCCATCGCGCTCAATATTGATAGGAACCGTAGAATAATCGTGGAAATACACAGGTTCTTCGTTGTCAACAGCGAAACCGATCGCATACTCGTATTTTGAATCTTCATTTTTGATACGAATATTTCCTAGTTTAATGACAAGTGGTCCTTCATTGGTGATGACGCGATATCCCTTAGCATAATCATCGCCTTCACCAGACTCAAATACCTCAACGTCGTAATTCTTGGTAAAATTCTTCCTTTTCTTCTCATCTTCTTCGTCTTTTCCTTCGCCAAACGAAATATCAAAGTTGACGGCGTGCTTGGCGGTTTCGTATTTGATTGCGATGTTGGTATCAGTGTGTGTAAGCATTTTTGGTTGATAAGATATCTAAATGGTAATAATCAATTTTTACAAATTATTCCCTAAAAAATATAAAATCGCAAACAAAAACTTTTTACTTCTTTAGTATCTTCTTATATTCTTTTATGGTTATCAATTCTCCCAATGTATTCTCTCAGATCCCTTGGTTTCTTATATTGTTATTCTAATGAACTGATTGACTTGTTTATATAAGGTGCGGGACATTAGAGAATATATAAAAGTAATAAGATATAAATATATATAATATGAAACTCAAATGTATCCTATTATATGGTTTAGTTATTCTTCAAACAATATCAAGTTATGTGCCTAATTCTGCGAATATAAAGATGGAATGGTTAAACTTACGCAAATCTTCAATATCTAAAAGAAGAGACCTAATATTTTATAGTATAGCATTGAATACTATAGGTGCTCAAAAGGTAAACGCAGAGCGTGTATCTATAATTGACAAGATAAGTTCTAAAGATATTATCAGGTATATTGAAGAAGAGCAAACATTAATTTTTGAAAATTCAATATCATCCGTGTGCTATATTAGCACTGAATACTCAAGTATGGCGGATAAATATAATTTGAACAAAGATGATTTGCCCAAAGGTGTAGGATCAGGATTTATCTGGGATAAAGAAGGACATATTATTACTAATTTTCATGTAATTAACAAAGTGGATAAGGCATTAGTTACTATTACTGACAAGGGTGGTAATAAAAAAACATATATAGCAAAATTAACTGGAGTTGACCCGGATACTGACTTAGCTATCCTAAAAATAGATGCTCCTGCTAGAGATTTGCAAGTTATCAACTATAATCCCGATGTTAAAACGCATATTGGACAATTTGCTTTCGCGATTGGAAACCCTTTCGGACAAGACCACACATTTACTACAGGGATTATATCAGCGATTAATCGCGAAATTACAGCACCGACTGGTAGAAAGATTTATGGTATTATTCAAACAGACGCAGCTATTAATCCAGGGAATAGTGGAGGTCCTCTGCTAAATAGCAACGGTGAAATTGTAGGTATCAATACAGCATCACTTGGATTAGGTGTATCTGCTGGTATTGGTTTTGCGATCCCTATATCATCCGCACTTAAATCAATAAATGATATTATAACAACCGGTTATGTACAAAAAGCAATTCTCGGTATTTCCTATATGGAACGAAATCCTTCTGCGGTTGAATCAGCAAAGAGTGGCATTCCAATTATTACAAGAGGAATTCTTATATTGGATGTTCCTGAAAAATCCCCCGCATATGCTGCTGGATTAAAAGGTATTACGCGAAATGAAAAAACGAAGCGTGTATCTCTTATAGGTGATATTATAATTGCGATTAATAATATATCAATCAATAATCCGGACAATCTAAATACTATACTTAAAATGTTTAAACCAGGAGATAAAATATCTATTAAATATTTAAGAAATAATAAGGAATATAGCACAGAGTTGATACTTGGCAATTATAAGGGAACTACATTCACAATGCTTGAGAATGAGCGAGGTAAAAATTTTGACTTAGGAGACAAACGAGATCCTGTTGATATACCACTTAAAAATTTAGAACCAGTAATACAACCAAAGCTGAATTGAAACAATTAAAAATACACTAACTCTTTATTGAGGAGGCGGTGGAGGGATAAGAAAGCAACCTTCTAAATATAAATTACCATCTTCATATTTTTTAAAAGACCATCTATAAATTATATAGCAAAGATTATTGTTATCACCCTTAGATGGATAATACATATCATTGAATTGAATGCTATTTTGAAGCATCGTTTTATACTCAGCACTAACCTTCATATCAACAGCATAGTATATATTATTTTTGTCATCGCTATCATTATCTATGTTTTTTTCATAATTTACAATTTCGTATTTTATAAACTTACCAAGTAATAGCGCATATTTACCGTCCTGAAAAGATGCGGTAAGACCTCTTGTGTTTTTATGCTTTATGATATTTGTAGTTGAGCAATATTTTTGTAGATTACTTATTGATTTTACAGGGTCTATAGTTCCATATTTTTTAAAGTCATTCATAATGTTGCTAAGTACCTCGTCAATCTTTATTTTTGTTTTAGTATCAACATTGTAGCTGGTATCATTCGCATCATTCGCATCATTAGTATCATTAGTATCTATTGATCTATCATCTGCTTTTAATGAAGGTAAATTAATAGTGTTCTTTTGAACTTCAATAATATCAATAATATTAAGAGCTTCCTTTCTTAATTCCTCAATCGTTTTCTCTTTTGTCACCTCGGCAAAAGCAGGTTTTATAATATATTTTATAGGAATATATGGGATTACACTAAATAACCTTAAAAAATTACCGCGATTAAGATTTACATACGTTATATGTTTGCGAGGAAACTCTTGCTTTTTATTAAATTTTATATTATTTGTATAAGCGAATGTCTCGTATACAAATAATAATGATACAATTAATGTTTTGAATATAGTCATATATATTTATTATTATAAATTTCTTTTTATATAGTAAAAAATTTATTATAAATATCAATTTGTGAATTGACCATTTATAAAAGGTTTTAATTACATAAACCTAAAATAAAAATGAGACAAAATGCAAATAATACAGGGTGGAATGGAGGAGGTGGCGGTGGATATTATGGAGGCGGAGCTTGTATAATTCAACATGGTGGCGGAGCAGGTGGAAGCGGATACTACAATACAACTTACGTATCTTCATTCACTGGAACAGCATCCGGTGGAGGTTCTAGTGCGCAAACGAATGGTAAAGCAATTCTAACTATACTTTCTTAATTTATATAAAAATAATCAACTGATAATTGATATAATCAACACCCTTCACAACCTGTAGTCACACCAGAACCCGTAGCATTCTCTTTTTTTTTAGGAAGTGGTCCAGGTTCTGGCAATCCTCGATCCTTATTAAAACGAATATGATTTCTATGAACCCATTCTATATGGATTTCATCGGTAGTAGGGGTATCCACAATAAATTTACCACGACACACTTCACAAGGATATTCCGCAACGAACTCTTTCATAAACTCTTCGCTACCTACAGTTTCTGTCAAGGCATACATAAAAGTCCAAGGAAAACTATGAACCTGTTCTCTTCCATCGCAAACATCACAAGTAGGGTGTTGTGATATATTGAAGTCTGTCCTATCCCATTTATCCCATTTTCCTAGTTTCCCATTTACCCTGTTATGTTCTTGTATAGACCAATCAACCAAGTTCTCGCCTTCCTTGGCACCCACAAACTCCTCCTTGCACATTTCGCATGGAATATATTCTGGTAATTTTTCAAGAAGATCGCGTTTATTATGGACCGCCAAGTAGTGAATGCATCTCCAAAAACTTGTCCCCCAATTATTTTGTTTCAAATACATTTAATAAATAAATACAATTATACATATTGTAGATAAAAAAATAAATAATTAAAATACGTAGCAATTATTTTAATTTTTCTTTTATCAAAGCGATCTCTCGTGTTAGTTCTATATTTTTCCTTCTAACTCTTTGATCGCTTCTACAAATACAGGCACCAATCGCTCATATGACATCGTCAAGTAATTCTCTCCTGATTTTGAGATACGATAACACCATCTTTATTTCGCTCTGAATCAAATGGAGCGATTTTAACGATTTCTGGAAGTACCTTTTGTACTTCTTGGGCGCTTAATCCAATTTCAATACCCGTATTCGTTACACCGTTCTTACGCGCTAAGTCATTTGGTGTATAATAAAAACCATTCAACTTAGATTAATTATTTTATATATTACATAATATCATTAGAGCGAAGCGCATTCATATCATATGGTACATATACATCTTTTTTTAATTTGCTTAGCATCTTATTATAATCATCGCCAAGCACTTCTGTTCCAGAAATAAATATTGAACCTGTTTGAGGCATCTTCATAATCCGATCCATTGTTAGAGGTTCCGTTTCGTTATATCCTTCGCCAAAAAAGCATTCCTTAATAGAATGTCCTAATTCCTTACAAGATTTAAGAGATTTATACATATCTACCGGTTGAGCGGTATCCTTATAATAAACCTCAAATGTTTTTTTAGCACCGTTATCAGTAACCGACGCAGATACCAGTATATCCGCTAAATCTAATCGAGATATGATGCCACTTTTAGATATTCCTTGGTTAAACTCTACCGTTTCAACCCCTCTTCTTTCACCAGGCGAAAGCATTCCTGGTCTTACAATAGTATAGCTAAGATGTTTAGGTGCATTCTCATATAATATACGCACTCTTTCTTCTCCTGTTTGCTTCTTATAGCAAGCATCGCAACTCGCAAATCCTCTGTCAATCGCTTCACCGTATCCATTACCTGAACTTTCGTCGTTCTTTTGACATTTTGCACATATAGACGAAACAATTATAAGCCTTTTTACATTAGACCGAATTGCCTCTTCGGCAACATTTACTAATCCAATATCTTCCACATTATCACTTGGTTCTGCTACTGTTTCAACTGTATTATCAGTCATCCTATTATATCTCATACTTCTTTTTGAAAGATCAATTCCTGGTGTAGTAGTTATTTTTACTTTAGGTCTTGACGCCGCGCAAAATATTACTGCTTCAGCATCTTTCAAAATGCCAGTAATCGTTTCGGGTTTTAGAACATCAGCTACAATACTTTTAACCAGTCCCTTTTTATTTAAATCATCTATAACAAGCGAGTTCATTTTTGCGTGTTCCCTATCAACTATTTCAACATCTCTCCTTGTAACCGCAATGACACTAATATTCTTTTCTAATAGCGCGCGAATAGTATCTCCTCCCGTATAACCCGAAGCACCAAAAACAACAACCCTTTTTAATTCACCAAACCCGCTCGATGGTTTTGATATACTTATAATACTAACAGCTGGCATTAGTTTAATAGCATCACGTCTGTTATAATTTACCATAGTTAGAACAAAAGAATACGATGATATAATATTAGATATCATAATAACCGCAATAAACACTCGTAAAAGATTAGACATTGCCGTTATTATATTATAATAGATTTATTTTTATATGGTCTTTAGTATTACTATGAGAAACATTCAATCATACACTACCCATTTTATCTAGTTTATTATTATATGCTGGTAAAAAGAAAGGTTTATTATCAGTTTTTATATAAATACATAATATCTATATTACATAATATAATGGCATTATTTAAAAAAAATTATTTATATGAATTACCAGAAGATATTCAAATTATTATATATAAAATAATTTTCAATAAATGCATTGATAATATACAAAATGACAAAAACATAAAATATCTAAACAGATTGTATAATGCTACTAATAATCCAAATAATACTTGCGTTTATTCTATAATACCCAAAGGATTATTTTCAAATGGAGAAGAATACAAATATAAAGATATCATTTCTCAAGATATTTTTATAAATAATACAATGAAAAATATAATATATTTAGACCGCACGCATTTAATTGCAAATACTTCACATTTACACATCAATACAATTAGTTATTATTTATATCCGCTTTTTACAGCCAATAAAACTTTGAGAAGATATTTAACAATCCACTTTAACTTGATTAAATATTATAACAAGGAACTAATACAAAAAATTGTAGTTATTGAAGACCGAGTCAGTGTTATTTTTACACAATCTTTTAAGTGTAATGCAGATATTTATTATAACATAATGGAAGGTTATAATGTATTATATAATTATCTAAGTAATATAATATATAGCGAGGAAAATGCTATAATGTTTAACAATTTTGTGGAAATATTTAGATGGATTGAAGCAAATAATATATTAGAAGGATATAATATATATAATGATGAAATATTCCCAATATTTGAAAATCTAAAAAAATAATTTCTAATATATAAACTTTAGAAATATAAATAAAATGATAATATAGTTCTCTTACTTTCACACCATACGCTAGAATTGCGTAAATTAGTCCATTCATCATTACGTGATTTCATATCCATAATATTTCAATAAGATATCCTTGTATTCGCACGCGATATCCTTGTCTATGAATTCCTTCTCTAATATATCAAGCAATTCTGCGCGACAATTGCGGTGGTATATAGAGATATACTTTGAATAGTATAAAATTATACTTTCTCTTATATTTAAATAAACCTCTTTATCCGCTCGTAAATAATTGAAAATTTGTTTGATCATATTATCATACGCAATATTAAACACATTATCTTCGTATATTTTTTTATTACTATATGTCGCGTTACCGTCTGTAAAGTCAATCCTTCGCCTAACCTTGTAACCTTTAAAATGATAATCACTATACTTATTCACTATTAAATTATAGATTTGTAGTTCATAAAACGTCTGCTTCTGCTTCTTTAATACCTTTATGATTTGCGAATGCCAACTCTTACATACCATCGCATTTATCGCCGTCGGTAGAACGCGTATGTTCGTAAAATATAGGTCGTTCGTAATCGCAGTCATCTCTTTATTTTACTTATATACTAAGGATATCAATTATTATTTTTATATAATATGCGTAATATATTTATGATATAATTCTCGCGAATGCTCGTGTTTCGGCGCGATAACTACCTTCCGCTTATAATAACTGATGAAGGACGCCCATAGACTGAAATGTGAGTTTGCGATAATATTATGTTGAAACATAGACATCAGTATAAACTCGGTCGCATTGTCTGTCTCTGTGCGTTCACCTCCACTTTCCTTTATATAATAAATGTTATAGTCGGTACTGACATCATCTTCACTGCTGTTCATGTGATCTCCGAATTTATTGATACACCACTCGATATCGTCAGAGAATACGACGATCTTCTTTTTATTTGCGAGTCTCAGCGCTTCCTTGTAATAACGCATTAGAAGTGGCGAATCTGTTTTTCTACGGATGTGTAGAGAAACCATATCGTCGTCTTTCGTATTCTTTCCAAAATAATCCAATATGTCTCTATATTTATAATATGCCGAATACATAATGTCATCGTTGCTATAAACGATACTGATCATCTTTTCGCGTAGCGAATCATCAATATAGGCGAATGTTTGATATTTTCCTTTAAGTAGCACAGGTTCTCTCACTATATAAGGAGAGTCAGTACAGGTATCCGGATAATTCACAAAGGAAATCGCGTTATACTCGGTATCGCTTAGAACACGGAATAACCCTTTAAATATCGTATTCCAATAAGGGTCGGTAAGTCCTTTAAATACAAGTTTTCTTTTTATTTTTTGTGTTTTTGACAAACGTAAAAAAAGTATGATATATGCGATTTGAAACAACCTGCTTCCCAAACCGCCTTCTAGTTCTATGGATGTATATAAAGTAGTCATAGTATTATAGTAGTATGAATCATTTATATAATTATTATTTTATTTATTGATTATTTAAGATTTTCCAAGTTGCCAGCGCAAGAACGCCTCCAACAAGTTGGGCTAATATATAAGCAAACATCTTTTGAACACCAATCGCCCCCTTAAGATACATTATAACCGTTAATGTCGTGTTGAAAAAACCACCTGATACTTTACCAAAGATATAAATTGCTGCCAATAGACCGATCACAATTGGTATGGGGTCTCCTGATTGTAATATACACATAAAGAAAATATAAGTGCCTACACACTCTGCGAATAACTGCTCTATTTCTAACTTATCGTTCATCTTTCCTAATATTATATAATATTATTTTTCTTAAAAAAGAATACCATCAACATTATTATTGAAACTTTGAAATACAAAGCGATTGATACTTTTCAAGTTTATCCTGGTTTTATTTGATATCTTGTATATGACTTCTACCTCCTTATCATAGTAATACAAGTCCGATAAATCATACGGTAATGTAAAAATAACATTCTTTACATCCTTCGCAAAATACACGGCATTCACCTTGTCTATATTGAGATATACCGATGTTATATTTATTTGGTCACACTCTGTCTCGTTAATCCGATTAGCGATATTCGTATTCATGATTTTATGAATACTTAGCGTCTTTAGATATCCGTCTGTTCCTCCTTCTGTATTTGATTTCTTCGCATATAAAGAAGTATGTGAAGCCGGCTGTGAGGATCGCAAAGAATACTTTGGTTTAACCGTTGGTTTAACCGTTGGTTTAACCGTTGGTTTAACCGTTGGTTTAACCGTTGGTTTGACCGTTGGTTTAACAATGTTTGTGTTGCTCACCCAATAGACTCCATTAATATACGAGGTTGTTGCGGTAATATATAACATAAGAAACTGTAGAATGACTTTCATATTCGTTTATTATATTATATAACATTATTATTTATATCATAACTATCAAATACAATATGTTGATATATTTTCAATATAATATCCTCGTTTATTTTGAAATGCTTCTTGACAATCTTTAATAATGAATAGGTATTCTTCTCATCCTTTATAATTTCTTCATTCTGGTATAGTTCCTTCTCAATTAGATTCGTCTCGTAATGAATTAACCAATCGCATATTTTATACGGATCTTCATATTCGTTAAACTGATATAGAAAATTAGAAACGATATCCTTCGAAGTGCAATGTGATAAAGCGATATCGTATGGATTCTCTTTAAAATAGCAATAATCGCCAAACGACATATATTGCGATTTCCAGCATATGTTCGTCAAAAGATACCAATTTCTAATCTCCTTATATACTCCTTTGTATCCACGATCGTCATAGTATATATGCGACTGTATAGGTGTCAATTGTAATGATATGATGTAATATACGTAGAGTTTGGCGTATTCGCGAATGTCAACGTAGGGTATGATAACCGACCCAAATTGCGTCTCTACATATAGGTTCGTATTATCATTCACAAAAAATACATAAGTTGAATGAGAACCCTTGTATTTGTAATAAGTTGAAATTACCTTATTCTCTTTCATCTCGCAAATATTTATGTAGTTCCTGTGATACTCTTTTAAACTTGTAGTCATCATATACATTTATATATAATAATCATTTTTTTATTTCGTTGCCGCGTTTGTTGATGCGGCGGTAGTAGTTACAGGGGGAGTAGCTGGAGTAGCTGGAGTAGCTGGAGTAGCTGGAGTAGCTGGAGTAGCTGGAGTAGCTGGAGTAGCTGGAGTAGCTGGAGTAACTGGAGTAGCTGGAGTAGCTGGAGTAGCTATTGTAGCTGGAGTAGCTGGAGTAGCTGGAGTAGCTATTGTAGCTGGAGTAGTCGCGATAGTCGCTTGTGTTACGGATATTGGTAGCTTCAAGCTATCTACAAACGACGGATTCATGGCGATTGCTACGAGCAATATTGTAGTCGTAAGAACAGATATTAATGTTATAGAGGTTATCACCCAACTCCATATTTGGCAATCACCATAAGTCAAACAGTTAATGTTATACATCCATAAAATAACGAACGGGATAGTAATAAGGATATATAATAAATATGCTACGAACCCCCATATTCCCAATAATAAAGAGTAACATATTAGATTGATGAAACTTGTTATGATTATCAAAATCAAATAGATTAGCGCCTGTGTTGAATAACTATACATATACATATACATATCTATATCTATCTATACTATAAAAATATAAATATCTGGATAAATTTGCTCTAAAACCATTGGATGAAGATAAAAATTGATATTTTTCCTTATCTTTTTATAATTAGAGACAAGCGCAAAGCGCAACAAGCAAAGCGAACACAAGCAAAGCGAACCCGAGAAGAACACAAGCGAAAGCAAAGCGAACACAAGCAAAGCAAATAATGTCATCGAACCCTAGATGGTTTATGGAATCTTATTCGGACGAATATGATTTTAGCGAAGAAAATTACGAATCCGACAATCGTTACTACGAAGAAAATGGTGGGAATGCGTGCGCGGGTTGTATGGGTGGCAGTTACATAAAGAAGATCTATATTAAGAAGAAGTTTTCTTCCTACGATAAAGACGATTTCTAAAACAACTGCCGCATAGCGACGTATATGTTCTCTATTATCTGTCTATCTATTTTTTATTTTATTTCATAATATATAAACAATATATTCTTTACATTACATAAACATATTATGGAACTTGTAAGTGTCGTCATACCATCCTTTAATCGTTTTAAATTCCTTATGAACGCCATAGAGTCTATAAAATCGCAAATATACAAACGCGTAGAAATCATCGTTGTAAATGACTGTTCTTCCGAAAAAGAATATTATACGTATGATTGGGAAAAGAACAATATTAAAATAGTTCATTTAGAAAATAACTCGCGGGAATTATTTGGGTTCGTTTGTGTAGGACACGTTCGTAATAAGGGGATCTCTGTATCAACAGGAAAATATATAGCATTTTGCGACGATGACGATATATGGTTCCCAAATAAACTAGAATTGCAACTAGACGCTATGAAACGCTCAGGATGTAAAATGTCATCCACCGAAGGTTTATTTGGACGCGGGGAATACGATCCTAGTAATAGATCATATCCTAAGTATAACGCTGAAGCACATATAGACATTTTAAAGAATATCTATAAAAATAGGAATTCTACTTTATTAGATGAAGAGTTTCCAGAAATATGGACGAACGATTTTCTAAAGATACACAACTGTATTCTATGTAGTTCAGTTGTAATGGAAAAAGAACTTCTTAATACGATACATAATATGCGGTGCGTGAGCATCTGTTGTGCGATACCAGAAGACTACGATTGCTGGTTGAGAGCTACCGAGCATACTGACTGTGTATATGTTAATGAACCGTGTATTTATTATGACGGTGGACACGGATACGGGTTGAATCGTTAGACACTAATACCCTTTCAATAGAAAGTAATATGTGAAGAATGCTTGGAGAAACGCAAAAACGATCATAATAAATATAATTTTAATAATATCATAGTATTCGGGAAACTCAATTTCCCCTATATACGAATTATTTTTTTCTTTTATATTCCTTCCAATACTGAAATGAAGAATATTCTCAAACATATTGAGGATTAGGAAAACGCCAGCTGATATAGGAATAATGTGATTCGCTACATGTAGTTTCATTCCAATAATCTACTAAATACCTATATAAATAAATAACAATAGTATATTATAATTTCATAAATAATCTTATTATATATTATGAATAACACAAGTATAAGTGTCAAGATCTTCTTACTACTTGTAAATGCGTTCACACTATGTATTTCCTACAACACCCCTCGATTTAACTTTAATCATAACAAGGGAGGTAGAAGCGGTTCGAATATTTGCGTATTGAATTATAACAATGTATATAGCTCCTTTCACAAATGGTCAAATGAAAATAAGGAAAGTCATCCAAAGATAATTGAGGATACCTTGTGGTTAAGCAAATATCGCTTCGTAAATCCTAGCATTCTTATAGGCGTATATAATGATGCCTATAATCTCAATTACATTTGTCTTCTACGAAGGTTATCACATACCGATTATAAACTGCTCAATATTTTCGCGAACCCTGCGAATAACTTTGACGACGACTTGCAACTATTAAAGAACTTGTTTGAGTTCGCAATCCATAACGATATAAAACTAAATACTGATAAACTCACCGATATTGATAAAAGCAGATATTTATTAACCTATTTGTTTTATTATTCCCAAGTGAATACCAAGACATTATAGATTCATATCTATTCTATTTCTATTCCTATATTGAATATACATATTGATACTAAACACATGGAACATTAAATAATACTTATTCATACCATATTGTAATCGTAATATCACATACAGAATAGGTAGATATACCTTGGCAACCTCTAACTCATTTTTATAATTCCTATTATTGGCATACCCATTCATTTCATTTTCATTTATCGTATAGACTGTATTCAATATAATTAAAAACGGCGATAGTAGCGAAGCACCGTAGAATATATGCCAACTAATATTCGTAATGATTGATTTTCGTACAAGGGTCATCAAGAAAGTTGATAGTTGTATAGGAAACATAATCAAAAACGCCGATTCGATCGCACCAGATCCTCTCGGTTCATTATCTGTCAATAAAAGAGCATTGATTGCCAAGATCTGACATACCGCGTAGTATTGTTTCACAAGCGCTTTTACATTCTCAGAAATGTTCTCCCAATTTATATCCCGTGTGGTCGTCTTATCATTCGTATTGTATTTCATTGTGATATAGTCTGCTAACAAATGATGTCCTACAACCAACGCGAACTTACCGATTTGATATAGATAGTAATACTCCGTATTCCTATAAACCTGATTACGAATACATAATACACTATAGAGCATTATCAGTGCGGAACGCGAAGTGAATACCATATTATGAAGTTGCAACTCCTTCCATATGATGATCTTGGAGTTCAATCTTGTTTGTGGAACATGAAATATCAAGGACGAAAGAGATAATGTTAAATGTGATAAAGGTATTATGAGCGACGTTTGCGAGTCCGCGTATATATACATAGAACCATAGACGGCTAACCAATAAATACGTATAAAAAAGTTGAATAGACATCCAAAACCTAGAATTTTATGAAGATGATACTTATCGTGATTTGTAAATAACGGTTGTTGCATCTTATTTTTGTATATACATATGTGATTATTATTTATATATTTATATAATAATTATTATGTTTAAGGGTATAAAAATAATAACAATTTATATATATAGAGTTTATGTAAATGGGTTGGACTGTTTCTACATTTGATAATAAATATCAAATTAAATATGGAAGCAACACCAGTTATTTAATTACAGATGACGACGTTAGTTATCTAACAATCACAGATACAAAGCACTTAGGTATTAATAATGAATACCCTAACCCCAAGTATTTACTAGATATTAATGGTGAAACGCATATAAACAGCAACCTCTATATTACAGGCAATCAAAATATTAGCAATAGCGTGTATATAAATAGCAATATTTATATCTCAAATAACGTGCATGTAGGATCCGCATTATATACTTCAAATATTATTGGTGTTGGGGTAAATAACAGTAATAACATAAAAATAAATTATTCGTCGCAATTCACGAATAATAGCACACAAATATACGGGAACACTTCTTTTATAGGCAGAGTCAGTTTAGTAGAGGATGTATCAAACGACGCGCCTTTAATAGATATTAAGGGGACGCTGAAAGCATCTAGAATCTATGGCGAAGGTTGTAATATTTATAATATAAACGCAAGCAATGTTAGACTAGGCATTCTTGAGACGAGTTTCGGTGGCACAGGGGTAAATAGAATTGTCCCGCATGCGTTGCTCTATGGTGGTCTGAATAATAACATACTCCAAAACCCGGATACACTACGCTATGAAAATAACATATTAAATGCCCCTGTATTCTCAGGATCTTTGAATGGCGATGATATTAGATCTGGTGTTGTCAAGGTATCCCGTGGAGGCACTGGAGTATCCTCCTTTGCGGATGGACATATCCTATTCGGCAATCCAGTATCAACAAGACCCCTTTTAACATCTACGGATTTAATGTTCAATACAGAGAATAGAACATTAGAAGTAAACACATTGAAGTTGGGAAATTCCAATATCTATTTGCTAGATGCGAGTAATATTTTAAGAAAATTTAACTATAATGATCTAGGAATATTTACAGCAACATCAAATACAGAGGGTGTCGTTAAGCCTTCCGATAGGGATTTTTATACATCTAATTCGTATCTGTGTGTGCGCAAAGAAGTTAATGCGGTTTGGTTATATAATGATGACACTGGTAGTAGCAACGTTTATTTCCCTCATGACTTTCGCATAGATTCCTCACCACAGATGATGTGTTCGGTTGGTATAAATACACGATATCCACAATATTCATTGGATATCAAAGGCGATGTCAATACAATCAATGGAACTTATAGGGTGAATGGAGTAGATATCAATCGTGTTGTAGTAGATTATGCGATATCAAATTTACTGATTGATTCTCTGGATGGTATAAGCGTTGCCGCAATGAGACGCTATGTTCCTACAAGCGATGCTGAGCGGGTAATCAGTGATCGCCAAGGAATATGGAGGATCAATAATACAAGCAATAATGACAATGAGAGAACGTCTGTTGAAGTCACGAATTTAATCGCAACAGATAGCGTATATTTAAGTCGTATGATTTTGAATAATACAGATGACCGCAATTCTATACCCTTCCTTGATAGTTCAAAGTATATTTTAAAAATACAAGATAAAGGTGCAAACATATTAAAGTTTAGCAAGATCGGTAATCTGCTCGTCGGAAATAACAATACTGAAAGCGAATTTGATATACCACCCACAGAACGCTTGGAAGTTGTAGGAAATATCCACGCAACCGGGTATATTCGATCGTATTACTCTGACGACCGACTTAAAACATTCACATCCAATATTACAGATGCCCTGAATATTATTGATAATTTAAAAGGGTTTCATTATGTTCCAAACGACAAGGCGTTACAATTGGGGTTTCCATATGATAACGAGATCGGTCTCAGTGCACAAGCTGTTCAAAAAGTAGTTCCTGAAATTGTCAAGATAGCACCCTTTGATTCTATGAAAGATATTGAGAGTGGAAATATCGTCTCAAAGAGTGGCGAAGATTATCTTACAATCTGCTATGAAAGGCTTGGCGCCGTCTTCGTAGAAGCAATAAAAGAACTACGTCAAGAAAATAGGAAATTAAAAGACGAGATCGTTAAAATTAAAAAAGATATGGATAATATCAAAAATATTATCTATATTCAATAAAAAATAAGAACGCGCTACTAGCAGGGATTGAACCTGCGACAACTCGGTTAACAGCCGAGTGCTCTAACCAACTGAGCTATAGCAGCACCTGATAATAATAGTATATATTGTCCTTATATAAAAATGATTCATTGTGATTATTATAAATGGATTACAGTGAATATTATAAATTAATATAACAGAGATGCTACTAAGGAATGTTGTTGTAAATTATTTACACAATATAAGGAGTCTTCCAGTCATCCAATATCAAAACGACCGCATATGTTATCGCGACATCAACGTATTCAATGTATGTGCTAAGAATACAAACGATATGAACAATAAAAAACGCGAGAATATCGTAGGGAGCATTATAGCGAATGCTAATCATATGAACGATTATTACAGGTTTTCGCGAAGATGGAATCATTTAAAAGATGCGATTCTCAATTATTTAACAAATGAGTTGAATATCCTTCGTCCTGCGAATATTCTTTTCATACATAAAGGCGGTAGGAAATACAATTATGATTTTGAAATTCGCAGTGAAACCGAAACATACTATATTGAACTAAAATTTAATGTGGACGACGTGAATCAAGCACCTCAATTTGTTTCGCCGTATAACCCAAGTAAGTATATGTCAGCATCCTATGAAGAATACTACTATAATCATTATCTGCCATTACTGGCATCCTCTCGCGACGACTTGGTAATCCCTGATAAACAAACGTATATCCAAGAAATCAATAGCACTTCCCCAAATAGTATGAAAATGTATCAAACGACCTATTATAATGGATGTAAGGCAAGTAGCAAATACACAGGTGACAAAAAAGATATAGATTTCTATAAACTGGCGAATAAACTATCCGCCGAAAGCATTCTCGCGTTTATTGAAAGAACGTCTTTGAATATAGACACATTGAATGAATATTTGAGTAATTCACAGAAGAATAAAATATATATGCTCTATAAAAATGGCAAGTTCCATAAGCAGATCGTAAAAGAGAATAAATATAAAATAAAAAGTTATACGAAATATAAAAATATGTTCATCGCAAAAACGCAAGAAGGAAAAGATATGAAAATATTATTACGATGGAAGAATGGTAACGGTATCGCTTTTCCTGCTTTCCAAATATCATAATCATATATAAATCGGGAGTATATGCGCCAGTTCCGTTGTGTTGATCGCGTTGTTTCCAAAGTATAATGCGATAAATTCATTGGTTCTATCGTCTCCTAACGACCTGTAGATTTGAATATATTTATCAATTAAATCGATGTCATCCGCTTCGCCATCGCATTCATACCGAATACATATCAAATGGTTCTCAATTAAATATTCCCTTATATATTCGTCTCCGTCGCTACAATTAATAAGCGAATACTCTAAATTATAATTGCCAACACCATACCCCCGATTGATCACTAGTAAAGGTTCATTTAATCCTTTTTTATTGATATAGTTTTTCTTTCTTGTATTCGCATATTGTTTGATACCCAATGTATTATTTTTAATATCGGATGAATATATTAATCGGGTTTTTTGCGGATCGTCCGTAAGTAGCGCTTTATTCTCATTCCATACTATATTTCCAACAGATACTTTGAATTGTAAGGCGTTTAATGTTGTCGCATGAATATATAACTCATTTAACCTTTTTATCACTTCACATGTTCCAAATATCGTATAGTCATCACTCACATTATCTAATCTATATTTGCGATTGTCACCGTCATACCCTTCTTTTTTCTGAATTATAAAGATGATTGTCTGTTGTTCAGTGTCAATGTAAGTATCATCGCATTCTTCAATGGATATTATCGTATAATATTCATAGATATATTCTCTCGTCTTGTTGTAATATAAACAATTTAAAAAACTCTTTGGTAGTATAAAACACAGCATTCCGTCTTTTGTAAGGAGTGTCATTGATTTAATAATAAATAACAGAAAGATATTTGGGCGACCGTCAAAGTATATATGGTATTGCTTGGCAACATCCGCCTTAGGAAGAACGTAATACGGCGGGTTACCAATAATAAGGTCGAACCGCTCGCGAATCGCAGTTTTTAAAAAGTCACCTTCTATGATACGAATTATCCCGCCATCGCCGTCATTCGCATACTTATCTTTGATACTCTCATATATCGTTTTGTTATATTCAATGCCTGTAATGGATGCGCGTGGATAATAAACCCGTGTCTTATCTATAAACTCGCAAGAACCACATGAAGGTTCTAGAATATTATGAAACGCAGTGTTTCCTGATTTATGTTTCGCGATAAGTTCAAGAGATCGAACAATTGTATCTGGTGGCGTAAAATAGATGCCATTTTCGCGCTTCTCCTTCTTATCAATTATTTTGGTAAGCGTACATGATAGGTTGCTGAAATGATTCATAATATATTGTATAATTCTATTATATTTTAAAATATCATAATCAATTTTTACGTACTTACCGTACATAGCTTTTTCTTGAAATTCTCATTGATCATATCAAAGATTCCAGCCATATAAGTCTCAAAGTCATCTTTCATTGGAATATTGAGACATATATTCGTATCAATCTTCACATTCGCAAGCTTCGTATTTGGAACATCCGTTATTTCCATATAATTTATGACTTTAATTAAATCCAGACCGTTAATGATCGTCTTATAACTTCCTTTAAAATTCTTAATAATAAAGCGACTCTTTATCTTCTTATAACCGTCTTTATCCGCCTTTATTTTATGTTTCACACATATACGCAGAAACTTGTCATTTTCAACCGTATAGGACTTGAAATAGTCGGGGATTGATTCCACATAAATATAGATATCCTCTTTCTTCTGCTTCACGCCCTTTTTCATAAACCAATCGCTCATTTTCCATTCAACGATACGATATACGTCACTGAACATATTGTCATTTTCACTTCCGCCAAATATCTTCTCCATAATACTTGTGGCATTCTCTCCATCCTGTTTATCCACCATAAAGGTATTGTTCAAATTTTTCATATTTCGCTTTTATAGCTTTCATAAGATAATGCGATTAATATTTATATGATTGTTGCTATGTTTTTAAGATAGATCTCTTTTAAAGATTTATAGTTGCTACTGGATATTATATTTTCTTCTACGAGCCATTTTTTAGAAAGTATATTATACTTGTGGTTTTCATTGAATAATATATTCACACACAGATAAATAAAACATACGATGATTAGACTGTTGCCTATATTTTTCGTCGCCATAAGAATAATCGCAAATAATATAATGGATTGAATCACCGCGTTATTTATGATCTTCTGCTGCGCCGGCGTTAACTCAAAACGAAGATACCTACCTCCAACTTGCACGAGGATTAAGAATATCATAGACATCGGTTCTATTGTTGCGACCCCGTCTATACCAGGTATTACAGTAAAAGTCATATAATCTAATTGATGGTAAGATTTTTATAGGACATTAGTTTATCCAATATAATATCATTAATATCTTTAAAGGATACAGGTGTAGCGGACAGAGACGACGAAGACGTTTTCGATTCTGTCGTAGATACCTGTTTCTTGTTATCGGCGCCATAAAATGTTTCATTAAAATTATAGATGTTATCTTTAAGAAAGTCGCCTTCGGTAAATATGATGATGTCTAATATTAACGCGATCAATGTTAAAAATAGCAGGAGACCGATTGTAAGATCCCATAATAATACGTAGTAATTTAATATAAACAATAGCAAGAATATCCACGGATTATCGATGATGTCAAGTATATTGTCGGGATAAATCGCGGCAGGACGCATACCGAGAATAACGAGATAAGAAACAAAGAGCCCAGTTAATATGCCTTTCAACACATATTCAATATTTGTTGTGTTGTTTTCCATATTCTTCTTTACAATTATATTATATAATTTTTCTTTTCATTTTGTATAATAGAGTATATAAATAATTATTATGAATTATTCAACATTACAAGAGGCATATAATATAGATACTTTTGAAAAAAAACCAAAACCATCGCATAAACATAATAAAAATAATGGCGGTGCGACGCAAGCGAACACACCAACGAATACGAACAGTTCGCCATCTTATGTTGAATCCAGTAAATTAGCATCAAATTCCAACAAGATACAAGGTTCTTGTTCGCCACTACAAGCACCCGTATACAATATCCCCATATCTAATGATTGTAAAAAAGATCACGCTGACGCTATGAATGTATATATCGATAGCGGGGCAAATAATGGAAACGGTAGCAATCCAACCGCACAAATGACTTCTATGTTTAATCTAAAAAATTCGGGTGGGGATAACCGTGATAACGTGATGCCTTTTTATGACGAAGACTTAGAGCAATATTTTAATATTAACAATTTAAACGATGAAGTCAAATATAATTCAAACTCGTATATGCCAAATTCAAATAAACAATCTTATACGAATAATGATACTGGCGAATATACAAACAATAATACAATGCTTAAAAACGGAAATAACCTATTAAATAATCCTGGATACAATTTAACACCCGAAGAAAAGAAGAGTGCTGAGGAAGCAATCGCGTATTTAAAGAGTATTGAGGAAAAGATTACTAGGAATTCAATTTCCGATCCTGTTATGCCTCCTGCGAATACAGGTCCTGGTGGATTTAAATCACCAATCGCAACACCTACTACTACACCTACTATACCTACTACACCTACTACACCTACTACACCTGCGACATCTACACAACTTGTCGTAATACCAGCGAAAACCGATAAAGATAAATCAGAAAACTATCTTTATAATGCGATTTTTAATATTTCAATCCTTCTTATTATTGGTATCGCGATTATCTTGTTATGCGACCTGATGGTTGAGTTATCCATACAGATTGGTATGAAACGCGCTATTTATATATTGGATCCGTTTATAAAGGCACAAACAACAGTATAAATTATTTTTTAATTTGAATTATTATAATAGAAGATATGGATATTATAGTGAAACCCGACAATTGGGTTTTACCGAATCGCATAGGATATAATAAGAAGATATATAATACTTTCAATCCTTCCAAGTATGCTACAGTTGTACCCGCAAAATTAGCGGCTCCATGTAAATGCACAGACGATACGTGCGACTTAGAGGATAGTTATGTAAAACTTTTAAGACAACAAAAAATCGTCAAAGATTACATGCAATTTGAAAGTCCCTATCGAGGAATCCTCTTATATCACGAGTTAGGTTCCGGTAAATCCATCGCATCCATAGCAGCAGCCGAGGGATACGTAAATCTTAAAAAAATAGTAATTATGACACCCGCATCCTTATCACAAAACTACGAGAACGAATTATTAATCGCCTCAAAAATTGGACGCGATCTCAAAAAAACGTGGACGCAAATCAAAGTAAATAAGAAGTCCGTTGAGATGATGAAAGAACTCACCACAAAATATGCGATAAGCGATAAGTTTGTAAAGAAGAATGGTTTGGTATGGGTCCCTCTCTATAAGGGTGATCTAGCAGGTGCCGATATCGTAATTGAAAAAATTAAATATCATACAGACACAAGATATCGAGCGGATCTAGATCTCTCTATCAATCATATACTACGCAACCGATATACATTTATTAATTACAATGGACTTAGCGAGAAGATGATCAAAGAACTTGGATCGAAACCCTTTGACAATGCTTTTATAATTATTGACGAAATACACAATTTTATCAGTAGAATCGTGAATGGTTCGCGATTGGCGAAATCCCTGTATATTCATATGATGAACGCTAAAGGCACAAAGTTAATATTACTATCTGGAACACCGATCATCAATCAACCACACGAAATCGCTACGCTCATAAATCTTGTGCGAGGACCCATTAATGAATATAATATAGACTTATTAAAGAAATCCAACGTCCCTGATATGAATGCCATCATTCAATATTTACAAGAGAAGAATTTATATTGTTATATTGATTCATTGGATAGTAGTGAAACTTCTATGACGATCACTTTAATACCTGAGAATTTCAAGCGCATTGAAGACAACACTACAACAATTAAAAAAGAAAGATGGACGTTTAGTCAAGAAGAATTAATAAAAAAGATTGTAGAAGAATTAAATAAGGCGAACCTCGTTAAATTATCTGTGAAAAGCAAGGTGATACACAACGAAGCATTACCTACCGACAAGGTAATCTTTAATAAGTTGTTTATTGAAGACGACGGTGGACGCGGTGACAACAAAACGATCACTATAAAGAACGAAGATTTATTTAAACGAAGAATATTAGGGACGATCAGTTATTACAAAATGTCAGGATCAGATTTATTCCCGAAGATGCTCCCGGCAATATCACGCGATCTCTTTATGACGGATCATCAAATCAAGAAATATTTAGAAGTCCGTTTGATAGAGATTCGTATGGACGATAGGAAGAAATCGTTCAAGGGTAAGGGTGGAGGTGATGATATTGGATCGGTATATCGGGCGTTTAGTAGGATGGTTTGTAATTTCGCGTTTCCCGACGAAATCAATCGTATATTCCCTAATGATGTTCGGGTGCTTATGAAAAAGGAGTTGAAGGAAATGGTGAATGTTGATAGTAGCGATAAGGAAGCGGATGCTGATATGGACGCGGATGCTGCGAAACAACTCAATAAGGATGTTGTGGCGGCGTATAGCGAGCAATTGGAAGTTGCGATGAATAAGTTAGTGAAACAGGATTACTTGGAGATTAATAAGTTACGCGATATATATAGTCCCAAGTTTGCGCAGATGTACGAGGATATCTGCGCATCGCCTGGAAGTGTATTGGTATATTCACAGTTTCGTATGATTGAAGGACTCGGTATATTTAAAGAGGTTTTAAATCGTCAAGGATTCGCGGAGATAAATATAGTGAATAATGAGGAGTTTGGATATATGATTGATGATATGGATATATTTGAACCACAATATGATAATAAGAGATACGTCGTATTTAATTCGGACCGGGTGAAAACCAATATTCTTATGAATATATTCAATGGCAATAGCAAAGCGTTACCGAAGATTATCCAGGAGCAATTGTCGCATATCAATTTGGAAAAAGAGCAGATGTACGGGAAGGTTGTAAAGGCAATGATGATTACTCAATCGGGAGCGGAAGGCATTTCTTTAAAAAATGTAAGACGCGTATTAATTACCGAGTATTTCTGGAATTCTGTGCGAATTGATCAGGTGATCGGGCGTGCGGTACGAACATGTAGTCATAAGTCGTTACCTGTTGTCGACCAGAATGTCCAAGTTTTCACGTATTTAATGAACTTTACCAAGAAACAATTGAACGACAACCCCACATTGCGAAGCAAAGACAAAGAGATCACAACAGACAAGCACATTTATAATATCGCAAAGAGCAAGGAAGGGCTCGTGAATTCATTTCTGAAAATGCTAAAAGCCGCTTCGCTAGATTGCGTAATCCAGGCGGACGTCAATCATCCTTTGGCGAACGGATATAAATGCTACAACTGGGCGATAAACGCAAATGACCACGAACTATCCTATACAAATAATATCAATGACGATAAGAAGATATTACAATTTAAAAATAAACAGCATATAAGGAAAGATAGAGGACGTGCGGTATTAAAGAATGGGAAGAAATACGTCCTACTTAAGGATAAATTATATGATTATTACAGTTATGTTCATGCGGGTCTATTGATACCTGCGAATACAAATTAGGTATTTATATAAATATAAATTATTATATTTAATTAGATATAAATTATTTTTATAAATTTTATGGAACAAAAAATAAGATGCATATATAGGAAAAAAAAATGTTTTCATTTATGTAATAAAACAACGATTAAAAACACGTTCTATTGCTGTCGACATATTCATTCAAAGAAGAAGCATTTGTGTAAAATATTCTTTCATATATTAGAAGAAAGACACGACATAACCGCTTATGATATTTTCAAAATCTACAAATATATTGTAGATAAAACGATAGAAAGCGATGATATTTTTATAAATATTTTGTTTATTGATTTACTTAAAATGATAAAGATAGAGAGGTTAAGTAATATTTATAAAGATTATTTTAATAACCATAATCATACTAAAGATACTAAAGATACCTACTCGAAAATATATGAGTTGAATAAGAATACGTATCTGTTTTGCTCAAAATGTAATTTAAATACCCTAATTGGGTTTCAAGAGATCGTGAAATATAAGGTGCTATCTTCTTGCTCCGGTAATGCGAACGCCAATTATTTAAACAACGAGGATATATTCACGATGGTAAATATTAGCGATATACCCTCGCGCCGGTTATTTACCATCAAGGATGACAAGGGAATCTATGGATACGACGTCGTAGAACTGGAATATTTTGTGAGAAATTGTATAAAAGAAGGGATCGCGCCATATAATCCTTATACACGCGAAGCATTCAGCGACAAGGTTCTATGGATGATGAATATGAAAATAAAATACGGAAATATCGCAAAGAAGACAGACGATTGTAGATGGACAACGGATATGAACGCCTATACGGACTTATCGATTGAGATCGAGAGACGAGGATTCTATAATAATCCCGAGTGGTTTAAAAAGATGCCCCGACACGATTTCATAAAATGTATTAAATTATTTCGCGATTTTTCGAGCACTATTGAAGAGAGCAAAGGATATTTTTTGAATATAAACGCAGAGGATGACGATAATACATCATTTATATATGATTTTTGTAGAGAAGGTATCCGGTTGTTTCGGGAATGTAATGACGATCTATATATATTATGCTGTAATTTTATGAAATCTCTTGCGATATGTTCCAATGATTTTTATAGCAATATTCCTGAATGGTTATCTACCTATGAGACCCCCTCTTATGTCTCTAATTTGCCTAACTTATCCAACTTTAACTCGCTCATCTCTACGCTTATGAATACACGGAATAGTATGATAACTGAATTCAGCGACAATCGCGAAATTGCGAATACGCCTCTTCCGAATCCAAGCAATAATTTTTTACTATATTATTATGTAGAATATATGTAAATGAGTAGCATAAAGAATACTCCTGATTTTCTTTATATACCCCCGGAACGGAATCAGCACACTTCGAATACTGAGAATAAGGAAGGATTCTTAGATATTTATATTTGTAAATTCAAGACAGCAGTTTATGTATCCTTAGTATTCGCTCTGTTATCTCTACCGATCGCATATAAAATACTAGATATGGTTGCGAAACTAATATCCGCAAATATTGAGTTGATCGATTATGAATGCGAAGAAGCACTACCTCTCGGTAGATTAATTATGTCTATCATTGTCGGGATTATCGTTTTTATATTGTAGAATTTAATATATTACTGTAATATAAAAAAAGCATATAAGGAAAGGGATGATGAACACACAAAAGATAAAGGATCGTTGGGATAAACTGCGATTTATTGAAAGGTTTTGGTTGGTCTGATCAAATAACGAAGTACGACCTGAAAACCGCAAGAAAATTATATAAGTTTCACGAATACATAAAAAAGTTCATTATGATAAGTTGTAATCTGTGCGATAAGGATATATGTACTATATGTGATGCGGTTGGTAGCACCAAATTAACGTCCGACATTGATGTTAGCATCCATACCGAAATTCATTTTTCAATCTCTATAAAATGATTGCTGGTATTGCGAAACGCATTCCGAGCATTTTTTGAACACGATCCGTTTTTTCATAATAAAGGGAAATTTATACTGCGACTTGTAAATGGTGTAAAATGAGACAAAACCTTATTTATTTTTATTATATAATTATAATGAAGCATAAAACAAAAGATTATAAATTATCAGCAGCAGTTAAATCTTTCTTATCTATATATTCTTGCTTTATGTGCAAGTTTTTTGAATATTTCCATTTTAATATTGGAAAGTTCTCTAATATAATATAAAATAAGAAAGCTATCATCAAGCCTATCTAACAGATTTATTAGATTTCCTAACTTTTTTACCACCAGAGGAGTGATTAAGCAGCTTTACATTTGATTTTCGGGGTTGACGGGAAGGCGTCGTCGGCGTCGTCTGCGTCATAATTAAATTAAGCAAATCTTTTAATTCATTTTCATCATATTGAATAGCAAAATATAACATAATTAGAAAGAGTGCAAAATATAAAAATACAAATCTTAAACGATTTATTTCATCTTTCATATAAACTTTAGATTTATTCATTAATTTTACTATATTATTTTTTATATTTATTAATGCTATACAAGGACTAAATTTTCCCGTATTTACATCTATATTTGAAAAAAATGTAGAATTTTTTGATTTTTCAAGGGCATGCGTGGATAACTCTATTGCTATTTTTGCGTTAAACTGTTCTCCTGCTTGCAACTTTTTAATTCCTGGATTACTACTATCTAGAAAAACTCTGTAATAATACATCATTAATTGAACATTATAAAAATTTAAAATATATATAACAATTATATATATATTTGGTGGAATAGTTGTTTTTAGAAGTTTAGGTAATATATGAATAAAGACAAATATTATAATAAGCCTACTCTCTTTTTCATAATTATATGTTTCTGAAAGCTCCTTATTTAAAGCTTTTCTCCGTTCTAATGTTTTATCCAGGTCAGCTTTAAATTCTTCATATTTATCGTTTTCATTTTGAAGATTATAAGCAAATAATTTTAATATATGATTATATTGAGCTTCTGTTAGTTCTTCAGATGTATTATCTATTTTAATCATTAAAGCTTCATGTGAATCAGGTGAACCACGCTCATCGCGCGATGATAAAAGATCTTGCGCTGTTATTCCAATATTTCTTAGATGTTCGTGTGTCTCATATCTCTCATTATTTCTCCTTTCTTTCTCACTATTCCTTATCTGTCTCCTGTCTTCCATTGACAGAATTGGCATAGATTGCGGCGCTGCTCTTGCTGTTCTTGCTGCTCTATTCATTGTAAATATTTTTTCTACTATCTAATATATAAAATAAAAAAAATTTGTATTTTAATGCTTATAAAAATGTATAATGCAAAAATGTAAATAGATATAAGATATTTAGAAATATGTATAAAACACACGATGATATATGTCTATCAAAAGATATTAATAATAAAATAAATATGACAATAGTTATTTATATAAATTATAAATAATTACTTATTACTTACAATTGTTTATGAATATTAGTAATAGCAAAAATAATACTATTCTAAAAATTTAATATATTTGGCAAAATCATTGTCCAAATTAATATTTACACCATATTTACCTTCAATATCATTATTAACTATATTAATTTCAAAATTATTTATCAAAGTTTCATTATTGTCCTTTATAATCATACTCCAGCTATTATTTTCTTTTAAAACATATATTATATAAAATATATTATTAATGAGATTTGTATTGTTATTATTTTTAGTAAATAAATAATTATGAAATCCTTCCCAAATTATATTATTACTTAATGTTAAATATTTAAGATTTTTTGAATATAGTAATATTTTTATAAAATTATCTAAATCATACTGTGATATCTATCCATATTGCCATCATTTCCTAATTACTATATGGATAGATAGTTTTTATATCATATTATGTGGTGGTTATATTCTTTCGATTCTTTTTTTATATCTTTCTAATCTTTTTAATGTTTTATCTTCATCTTCATCGTCATAAAATAGAAACTGTGGTAAGTTGAAAAGAATTGGCTTATTTTTTCTGTATGGAAAAAATCTATTACTAGTTAACACACCTAATTTCAATTTGTAAAGAACCTCAAAAATGACTTTGTCCCTAATACTTAGATTCATATTAGGGACGTATCGACTACCGTCTGGTAGTCCTTCTAACACTTGGTAGATTATTGTATTGTATTGTTCTTCAGTTAATCCAGGATCATTTATAAATATGGGTAAAGTTAAAACTTTTTTCGAAGTTACCTTAAAAGATATATTTCCTAATTTTATCCATAGATAAAAATTCAATTTCCCTTCTAAACTTAGAACTTCCGCTTTAAATCGAAGACAATTATTATACCTATTATGATATTTGCTTTCGTCGCATTTTGCTAATAAGTCCTCAATTTCGCTAGATGAATACGTTGGCTTTTTTGTAAAATGTTTAATCTTAGTACATATCTCCTTTAAGTTTGTGTCTGTTAAATTGGTATTCGTAAATAAATTTTTAGGTTTATCGCAATTATCAATACATGTTAATATATAATTATAGATAGTCACTGTATCAAAGCGGTAATGAAACACCTTTTTACCATCATTATAAGAAATGTTGGATAAGTATTTCAGTTTTTTAGGGTTCATGTCGCTAAATGCTTCTTGTGTATATGGGTCTATGTCATTTTGATAATAATCATCAGGTTGTTCGTTCATTTTAACTTTAACTTGATTACCTTCAACTTTCTGTTTTAACGCTTTAACTTTATCAGAATCAGAATAACTGCGAGGTATTCTGATACTTTCACTCTTTGCTTTCCTTCTTGAGACTTGTAATAATGGCTCTTCTTTTTGTTGTTTTTTATAAGCATTTAAAGACAATAAGCGTCTTTTCGGTGAATATTTACCTTCATATATTTCTTTTTTAAATTTATCATCTTTTTCTTTTTTTAAATTATATTCTTTCATTTTTTCTTTATGATCATTCGATTCTTCTTTCAATTTTTCTTCAAACTCTTTTAGTTTTTTTTCGTTCGATGATTTTTTTAAATTAAATTGTTGATACAATTCATATTCAGTTGGGGAAGATTGTGAATTTCTTATCCGTCCTGTGTACCCCACAGGGGGTGCTGGTGGAATCTCATATTTGATTAAATCCATTTTAAACCTTTGTAAATCTACTGGAAGTCGTTTTTTAATATTCATTGGTTCCTGTAGTTCAATACGTTTATTTAGAGTGAGATCTTTGATATAATCTTTATAGATAGCATTGTTTTCTTTATTCCTATATAATTTTAAAATGCTTTCGTAAATTGATATTAAAGTTTCAAAAACATTATCTACAATTTCAGTAGTATCATAATATCGTCGTAATTGTATATGTCGTAATATTGTATCATATATTTCTACAAGTTCTTTACGAACAAATTTTTTCGCAAACAATAATTCATATATAAATAAATCTCTTATTTCATAACGTATATAATATTTCTGATATTCATAACTAGTTCCAAAAGGATTAGGAATATTATATAAGAACCTCTTCAAAATTGAATTTGGAACTATATCAAATATCTGTTTATAATATTCCAATATTTTCATATTATAATTAACTCTTTCAATCACACCGCTTTCTATTTCTTGTTTTGTTTCTACTATCATATATTTATTAAATTGTTCAATGTCGACACATGTACTCAATACTAAAGAGTATAAAGAATCTTCTTCGTAGATACGATTTACTTTTAAATATTCTTTTAAAAAGAATTCAATATAAAAATATTTAATAGTATAATTTTTTCTTAACATGGGGGGTGAAATATTAGATTGATCTCTTTTTGATGAATCTAATATTTCTTCATCTTTATATTCTTCATATTTTGAAATATCATAAACCGATAAATCTAAATATATTGTTAGTTCATCTATAAACGCAGGTTCGTATTTTATAGTTTTTGATTTAAGAAATTTTGATTTAATAAAATATTTTATAAAAAGGTAGTCATAAGATACCTCTTTAGGTTTCATGGCGGCTTTGCCGCTGACTATGCTAAAATTAAAATGATCAAAAATTACGCGAGCGTGTTCATTTGGTAAACTATTTTTTATTCTATGACATTCTTCAACCGACAATACCTTATTTGTTCTACTTCCTACAATTTTGCTTACCAGTTCGTCCATAAAATGTTTATACAAACAAACATATTCACCATAAGGGTACAAAGATACAATAATCTTTTTATTCGTGTATGGATTTATATCTGGTTTTCCTTTCCAAATTAAAACATAATCTTCTAAACTTTTTGTTGAATTAAGAAGCATTGCTTGTTCGGCTTGTTTGGCAACATTTACCTCTTCTCTTCTGGCTCTGGCTCTGAGTTCGGCTTCTGCTGGGGTCAGCGATGCTAAACTGTCTTCTCTGACACGGGCGTTGAAAGCATCAAGTCTGACACTGAATTCTTCTCTGGTTTGGGCTCGTTCATGGGCTCGTTCATGGGCTCGTACTTGGGCTTCGGCTCGTAATTGGGCTTGGGCTTGGGCTGGGGCTGGGGGTGGGGCTGGGG